ATTCCTTATTCTTTTGCTCTATAACGGCGGGTGTAGTGTAACTCGCCAATTGTATTAATTTAATGCTCATATTTGTATCCATTGTGGGGTTACTACTGCAACCTCTTCCCATTCTTTAAATGACCTATTTATATTGGTGCTTTCGTTACTGAATGTCGCAACGTATTCCCACTTTAAAACATTGCCTAAATATACACGAATTAACAAAGTGTCCAAATCTTCGGCCACGTTTGAAATAGCCGTAAGCGATGGTAAATTAATAGTAACTTTTGAACCTACCTTAGTTACTGCATTGGTAGCCGTGACCTTTGTTTTTGTGTTTTTGTGCCACACCTGAATCGTTGCCGTGGTCACGTCATCAAACGTGACAAAGGGGAAAAACGATATGGCGGTCGATGCCGATGTGATAACCATTATTTAAATAACGCAAATCAAGAACTTCGTTTGCTATATATCAAAAAAGGGGCATAAAGCCCCCTTAATGAATGGAAAACGAACGATATTAGGAAGCGGAAATAGTTACAACCGTTGACATATCGGCATAACTTTCAGCATCAACAATTACTTTTGGTAAAGTTTCCATACCGATTAACGTAACGGTATTCAAACGAGCATCGCCCATTTGCGTACCCCACGCCTCTACGTCGGTGGTGGCATCCATACCTTCAACGGCACCCAATAGAGTGAACACGTTGTTTCTATCCCAAGTAATTACCCTCCAACGCCCTTTAGTCAACGTGTCGAATAATTCGGCATCGCTATCCGCTTGGTTTGGTGTGCTTCCGCTTGGCTTTAAAGACAAAGTTAAAGTCTGAGTGTAAGCGGTCGTACCGTTATCTCTTGACGTTGCTCCGCTAATTTCCAACGTGCTTAACCCTTTCAATTCGAAAAAGTAAGCCGTGCTTTTTACGGGTGTAGGTGATGCCCCGTTATTGATTGATAGCACCAAGCCACTTGCATCCTTGGAAACAACGTCACCAAATGCGTATGGTACTAAAAAAACGCCTCTTAATCCCCCCGCAAATTCTTTGCAAGGTTCATATCTATTTGCTAATGTATTACAAGCCATATTTTTGTTTTATAAAAAAGGGAGGGGCAATCCCCTCCCCCTTTGTTAAATTTATCTATAAAAGACTAATTAAGCAATGTTAAGAATTACTTGTTGAGTCGGGTTGGTAGCCAAGATACCTCCAGTAAAACGCAGAATTACTCTAACGTTCTGAGAACCGTCAATGTCCGACATATCTATTAACTTAACTTCGTTGGTATCGCTCAATAAACCCGTTCCAAAGTGTAAGTCAGATTTCAAACCAAGTACACAATCGAAGTCGTTAAGACCTGGACACATATGAACGGGGATACCATTGAAATTCATTGGTTTCTCACCTACAAAGAATTGGAAGTTGAAGTTACCAACGGCCAACGCTGCTTGGTAAGCCTTCATAGTTGATGGTCCAACGTAGTAAGCGAAACCTTCTTTGCCATACAATGCAGCGGGGGAAGCCGCCAACATCGCTTGTAAACGAGCAACTACGTTTGATTGGTCAGTTGCACCCGTTCCAGTTACTGAAATGGCTGAATTGTCAGCAAGAAAACCGAACATACCATCTTGACCCGCAGTTACCGCTGAATCATAGAAAAGGTTTGATTTCCAAATACCCAATTCGATTGATTGAGAAACCTCGGCGGCAACTTGAGCCAACAAGAACTCTTCAAAAGATGCGGGTAATTTTTCGTATGCGCTGAATCCCGCTTGAGCCGCTTCCCAAGTAGTGCGTAAGTTGTTCTTACATAACTGCAAGTTTACTTGCTTCTCGGTGGTGGTCAAAACGTATTCGCCCAAAGTCACTGAACTGCCATCGGTAAAATCGCAAGTTGCATCTGCAACAACGATTGAATTTTGCCAGTTACGGATTACTTGCTTAAAAGCAACATTAGGGTGAACGGTGATAAGGTCTTTCGCCAAGGTTTCGCCTGAAAGCAAAGCGGCTGCGATGTACTTGTTGCCAAAATTACCCGCATATGTATTTGGGGAAATAGTTGGTCCAGACAGGTTGATTTTACGATTATACATTTTTGTAGGTTTTTTTAAAATAATGAATTGAATACGCGGTCTTGAATTGTCTCGTTACGCTTTGCACCAATCTTAAATTGGAAATCTCTTTTTACTTCTGCATCGGGATTGAATTTGGTATGCTCGGCGGGTGTTTCTGCTAATTGACGTTTTAACTCTTCGTTTTCTGCGCTCAATTGAACATTAACGGCTTTCAAATCTTCGTTAGTTTTTTCGATTGCTGACAAACGGGCATCAAACTTATTGAAATAAGACTCTTCCATTTCAGTTTTAGTTTTGATAATTTTCTTTGGCATTTTAGCCTCCATTTTATCTTTGCCCATCATATCCTCTTCTTCTTTTTCCACCATATCTTTGGCTTCAACTTCTTCGATTTCCTCGGCTCCTTCGGTTTCAACCTCAACGATAACGCCCTGTTCGTCGACCTTAATTTTCAAACCCTCTTCGAGAATGTACTCGCCCATTGGAACGGGAATGTTTCCTTCTTCGGTTACTACGAATACGGCTTGACCGATTTCGAACGCATCGGCTTCCATTATGGCTTGACCATCTGCGGTCTTGATTTGTGCCAATTCCACCTTTACGGTTTCCTCGGTTTCCTTCCCCATTACGATTTCGTAAACTCGGTTAAGGATGTCTTTTGGATTGTTCATATTTATTAAATTAACGATTGGTTTTTTTATTGTTCGATATTTGAAAGCAACTCTTTTAACTTGGCCAATATGACCTCGTCTTTTGACATCTTAGCCATTTCGGTGGATTTGTCCGCAAAGAATCCTTCAATGCTAAATCCTTTAACCTTACCAGTCTTGACGTACTCATTCCAAATTTCATCGTTATCGACTTTCATAGCAACATACCAAGTTCCAACCACATCGTTTAAACCATAGGCGGCCGATTTGTCCTTTTCCATATCAACCTTAATCCACGACTCAACCAAAGTCAAACCCGCCAAATTAATTTGGTGTTCCAATGTTGCCTTGCCTTGGTTCCCACGCTTCAAATAAAGTTGCGATGCCTTTTCGATTGTTGACTTAGAAAAGTAAACGTAAAACTCTTCGCCATCTTGATTTCGATATATTGGTTTATTTGGGATAAGTGCGGGGCCAAGTAAAATGCGCTTTTCTAAATCCAAAGTTTTAAACTCTATTTTGTGACCGCTTAACGCTATAAAGTTGGATTCAATTGCGGGGCTTTCAACAATCGATATTGCATCGATGCCGTTGGCCAATTGCATATCGTCCAAAACTAATTCAACAATCCTCATTACAACGCTTTGTCAAGTGCCTTAACGGCGTTTGCTAATTTGCCATACTTTGTGAGAGCGCTTGCGGCTTCGTCTTCAAGTTTTCCCCATTGCTTGGCGGCATCTTTTTGTTTGGCTTTTTCGGATTGCATTCTGCCTAACCTTGCGGTGCTTTTGGCTTGGTCTAAAACTTTTAAAGCATTATTAATCTGAAGCGCATAATTGCCAACTTCGGCGGCAATTCTTTGCAATCTTGTTGCAACCTCATCACTTGACTCAATAGATTTTTTGATTTTTTGGCCAACTTCTTTTGGGTTATCTGCCAAGTTTACGGCAATGACTTGTTTTTGCATATAAGTAAATAACGCCTAAAACTTAAAGTGTTGCATTTTCTAAAATATGGCGGTCAAGGCTTTGTTGGGTTGTCACGTTTTGACCGACCACATACGCACGGGTAGGTCGTTTCATTTGGGCATTCATCTCGGCTTGTAATTGTGAGGTCTGCGACATTTGCCCCTGAATGATACCAACGCTTGGTCCGCCAATACTTGGCATAGCAGTGTCGCCACCACCGCCACCCATTGGGGCCTCAGGTGTTTCCGTAGCCATAATCGCCCGAACATTTGCCAATCCCGAAGCAATAACACCCGCCGCCGCAATCCCACCAAATATTCCACCTTGGGCCAATGCCTTACTGGCTCCTTGGTAGGTGTTTATAATTGCTTGGGAAACCGCTAAGGCTTTACCATATTTACTATCCGCACCAACTAAGGCTTGGACTCCAGCTATGCCTTGTGTCAATGCTTCCATTTTGGCCTCGGCAACCGCTTTATCATCATCTTTTTTCTTTTGGTTTACCTCTTCTTGAAATTTTAATAGGTCGTTTTCGTTTGATTTTACATCCGCAACA